CGTCGTCGGGCTGCTCGGGCTCGGGCGGGTGGGGGTCTTCGCGTACCACGGTGATCCTCCTGTTTATGGCGTCGCGCCGTGCTCGATGCGGACCATGCGCGCCTCGTCAATGCGCTTGGCCACGAACGTGGCGATCCAGCCGTAGGTGCCGTACTGATTGAGCGGGTCGACCTTGGACGGCGTGTCCGCCGGCACCACATAGATCGACAGGCCCTTCTGGCTCTCGGGGTCGATGCGGCCGATGGTGCTGCCCGCCAGGTCGACCACGCCGAACGCGTCAGGCCCGTAGACCGTGGTCGTGTACACGTCCGCGCCGGTCGCGCCCGCGCCAGCGAAGAACGTCGCGTCCGAGGAAAACTTGATCTTGACGCCGCCCACCTCGGTCAACTGACCCTGGCGCAGGCTGGTCGTGTCGACGTACAGGTTCTGCTCGCGGTAGGTGCTCGAGTTGATCAGGTCGAACTTGGCCCGCGGATGGGCAAACGCGTGATAGAAGCCATCAGAAAACCGCGGCACGTTGTTGATCTCGAGCGTGCGCACCGCCTCGTTCAGCTCGCCCACGCTGAGCAGCATGCTGGCCGCCACGGTGACGCGGCTGGTCGCGGCCGCGGCGTACTGAACGGTCGAGCCGCCGGTGACGACGGTCGCCAGCAGCGAGTGCAGCGAGCGGCCGCCCTGCTCGGCCAGCACCTGCTCGGCCTGATCGGCGATCTGGTCGATGAACGTGTCGATCGCCAGCTTGCTGATCTTGACCCAGCCGCCGTACTGGGCCAGGACCGCCGTCACTTCGGCCGTGTCGAGCGTCTGCGCGCTGGGCGGGTCGCCTTCGGTCAGCGCCGACGTCGCCAGCGCGAGGGAGTTGAACTTTCTCCAGGAGACCGTCTTGCCCTGGTTTTTCGGGATCGTGGTTTTCTGCGCGTCCTCGAACAGCGGCAGGCGCGCCAGCAGGCGCTGGATCAGCCGCATCGAGTAGTACGTGCGGAGCTCTTCGCTCAGCCCCGCCGTGCCGGTCGTGTTTTCGACAGCCACTGGCTAGCCCTTCATAGTTGGTCTAGACGCGCCCGAAGCGGGCCCGGATCTCGGCCGGGCTCAGGTTCAGGGCTTCGTCCGTCAGCAAGCCGTTGCGGCCGACCAGCCCGCTCAGGCCAGGCGTGCCCGCGGCGGGCGCACCTCCACTGGCCGGCTGGGTGCCGTTGGCGGCTCGGGTGGTCTTGAGGGACTGGACTTCCGTCTCGAGTGCGCGGATGCGTTCGGTGTGCGCCTCGTCGCTCGCCTTTCTGGCCAGGTCGTAGATCAGCGCCAGGCGCTGCGGCGGTGGCGCCGCCTTGAGCTGGTCGAGCGTCTCGCGTTCCCAGGCGTGCCTGGTGCGCAGCTCGTCGAGCGTGGCGTCCATCTGCTGGGCGACCGCGTGATGCGCCAGGTCGGCGATCGGCGCGGCCATCCTGCGCCAGGTGCGCGCCGTGTCGAGGCGCTGCTTGGCTTCCCAGTCGCCGCCCTCGGCCTGCTGCCGCAGTTGCTCGAACTGGGCGTCGGGCAGCACCAGGTCGACGAACTGGCGCAGCGCGTCGGCTTCCTGGGCCTGACGTTGCTGGAGCAGCTCGCGCGCCGCGCGGGCGTCGTTTTCGGCCGCGGTGAGCTGCTGGGCGAGACGCTTGGTGCGACCAGGTCGGGCCTGGCCACTCTCGACGGTTGGTTCGGGTCCCTCGTCGGTGTCCTCGGGACCGCCGGGCTCCAGCACGCCTTCAGGGGGCGTGGGCTGCGTGGGCGGGGCGGCCGGCTCGCTCGGTGGTGGTGCGGGTGCCGCGGGGCTGGGGGCCTGGGGTGCGGTGCCGTTGCGCTGGAGTTGAGGTATCGAGGCCTCGAGTCGCGCAATTTCGGCACCGACCGCATCCTGCCCGGCCGGTGGTGCGGCGGGTGCATCAACCGTGGCGGTCGTCGGCTCGGCCAAAGGGAGGTGCTCCTCGACCCCTGGCCCGGACACACCGAACGCCCCTGACGAGACTCAGCATCCTGCACGACGGAACCCGTCCGGGGCTCCGCGGCCTGCTCGAGTCAGGGGCGCTTGAGTGCTGCCAAGCCTAGCATGGTGCTTGAGGTGGCGCTACCCACCCGAGGTGGCGGACCCAGCCCTACACTACGACGCGACAGGCATGGACGAGCCGCCTGGTGATCCAGCCGGGTCCACACCGTCGCCGCGTCAACTCGACGTGTCCGGCCAGTGGGATGTGGTGCGCTGGGTTCGCGCGCAGTCGCCACTCGTGTTCTACGCTTTAGCGTTCATCGCCCTCAATACGTTCGCGGGCGTCGCGCTGTTTGCCATTGAGCCGGCGAGTCGTATCTGGTTTGCCAGCTTTGCCCTGCTCGTCGACCTGGCGCTGTTCGCCATCGTCGCGTGGTTGAACGTGCATCACCACCAAAAGCTCGTCATGGGTGAGTGGTCGCAGTTCCGACTCCTGCTCGCGCTGTTTGGTACACGCGAGCACCCGGTCGATGCGAGCGACGCACACCGTCTCCCGTCGGTGATCGCCCCGCCCCCGCCTGACCAGCAGCAGCTGTCAGCTCCTGAGCAGTCTGCCGAGCGACCGGATCGGCCGGCCTGAGCTATGCCACTGCCCCTGCCGTACGCCTATCTCGTCATCCTCGAGGCCAACACGACGGGCGTCAATTACACCCAGTTCACGAGCGAGCTGCAGCGCTCGGAGGATTGGTGGCATTACATGGGTTCGACCTGGATCGTGCTTCGGCGCGAGACGCTGGTCGAACTGCAGGCCAAGCTGGTGCCAATGGTTGGCCAGTTCGATCGGCTGCTCATCCTGCCGGCCAAAGGGCCGGGGGCAGGCTGGCTGCCCAAAGATGCGTGGGCCTGGCTGGAGCGAAACGTGCCGCGCGCGTGGTGAGTAGCGCGGCGACCAGGGTGGCGCTACAGTGTCGGGCGCAATGGCCGTTGCGAATAGAGCGTGGTTGGTTCCGTTGTGCGGCCTTGCCGTGGTGGCGCTGGTGATCACCGGAACACGAGACCCGCTCATCATCATCGCGGTCCTGGTGGTTGCCACGGCCATCCCACTCCTCCTCATTGCGACGATGGCCAGCCACCGTCCTAAACCGGAGGGCTATGTCGGGAAGTTCCGCCGTCCTGACGGGAGTGTGGTACACGTCGCGCGCCTTGGTGATGCTCGGCTCACCGTAGTCAGCGACACACAACCGCCAGAGGACCTGGGCAACGTGGACGGCCGCGAGCTGACCCGCTGGCAGAAGTTGGCAACCGAGCCAGACGGCTAACGCGGAAGAAGCGGTACCGGCTCTTTTGCCTTCCGACCTTCTTCCATACGCCGCTGCCGATCGGCGGGATCCATCCGGCGATAGACCTGCGTTTCGGCATAGTCACGCGCTGCTTGCACTGCGCGTTCGAGCGCCGCTTTTCGTCCCGCGATCGGCGTGGTTTGCCACTGTGGATCATTGGCGCGATCACCGATCAGTTGCTTGAGATGATCGCCCATGATCTGTGTATATAGCGCCTTCTCGTCGTCGGTGAGTTTGATCGGCGGACTGGTACTGCCCGTCATCTGAGAACGGATGCTGATGGTGTCCGGCGCAGATGGCGCGCCCATGCCCGCCTCGACGAACGCATTGGCGACCTGGTCGGGCACTCCTGGCGCGCTGGTACGTACCGGTGACAGCACCGCAGCGATATCTTGCGGTTGCTGAATTGATCCACTGAAGGGACTGGGCTTGTCTGGTACGAGCTCGCTGAGTCCAGGGATGCGCGAGGCGATGTACTCGGGCAGGTTGCGTGGATTCTTCTGCTCCTGATCGGTGGACCGTTCAATCTGCGCAGCGAGCCCACTGAGCGGCACGAAGCGCGAGGCTGCGTTGCCGATCAGCGACCCACCAGCCTTGGTCATATTGCCCTCGCCGATGGCCTTCATCACGTCGCCGAAGCTCTTGATGTACGTCGCATCGAGCATGGTTTCGCCAACGCGATTGAAAACATCGGCGACCTCGTTTGCACCTGGCTTCTGGCCGCTCTCGTTGTACGTCTCGACGGCATTGCTGATAGCGGCTAGCGGGATAGCGACCCGTCCCAGATTGGTGTAGTCGAACCAGCGGTCCCCCACCCTGATGCTGTGCGCCTGCCAGACCTTGTTGCCGTTGGCATCCCGTGCGGCCTCGAGCGCCGCACGTTTCTGTGCGTCCTTTGGCCCCATCCCGGTGATGTTGCCGGCGACGACCTCACCGTAGGTCGCCGCCAGGATGGCATCGGTCAGCACATATCGAGCCGCCGCATCGCGCACCATGTGCTCGTCCCCCGATTGCAGCCCCTTGCGAATCTTCATGATGGTGCTCACTTCATTGACACCGGGCAACATGCGCGTCCCACCGATCAGGATCTGTTCAGGGATATTGACGAAAGGAAACAGCACATTCGCGGCGACCCCGGTTGCCCGCTCCGCGGGATCGCTGCTCTCGATCAGCCGCCGCATGCTGTTGATCTTGCGTGCGACCGGCGATCCAGTCCCCTCGAGGACAGCTCGGTCGGCCACATCCTGGGCGTACTTGAGGACGTGATCCGGAGGTTCGGACAGCACGTCCTGAACGGTCCTACCCGAAGTTTTTGCTTCGCGGCGTGCTCCCACCGCTAGCCCCCCAGCGACGTTCAGCGTGCGAATGAACTCGTCGGTCGCGGCTGAAATCCGTAACGCCGGCGTCCAGAACAAGCCGGATTTCCCTTCGAATGCTTCGGGGCGAACAGCCTCGTACTTTGACGGATCGGCGAGCGCTGCAGCAGCACGACTCGGACGGACCCCAGTCGTGAACGTCGTGCCTGCGTTCCCCCATGCCTGCCCAATCGCTCGCCCCATCGCCGCCACGTCCGTAAACGCATCGATCGGACGTCCGCCGAGCAACTCGATCAGCGGCCGGTTGATCGTCTCAGTGGCGCCGCCGAGCAGATTCGTCTCGAGCGTCTTATTCCCACTCAGCATGTTGCTGGTGGTGAAGGCGACGATCTTCTGCATCTTGGACGGCTGATGCAGCGCCTGGAGCAGCTTGTACTTGCCGACTGTGTCGCCCTCGGGCACGGCATCCCAGGCCTTCACCCACGTGGCGTACTTGTCCTCGTCGGCGCCGATCGCCTTGAGCGCCGTACGGAACGCCTTGCTGGTGTCGCCATCCTTGGACCGCAGCGCCCCGTCGAGTGCCTGACGGAAGCTGCGCAGTGTACGACCTGCTTCGGCCGAGGCGCCGGAGCGCACGCCCTCGAGTAGCGCCAGCTCGAGCGCTTTGTCGGCCGTTGCCGCACGCATCAGGTCGGTCGCCGTGCCATCAGCCTCAGCGGCAGCTAGCGCCGCGCGCATCTCGCTGTACTCGTTGCCTGTTCTGACCAGTTGGTTGCCCAGCGCAAGCGCTTCCTCCTGGTTGAAGGCTTTGCCCGGCTTGGTCTTGATCCAGTCCTCAGGCGCCATTGTGAGCGCCTTTGCCGCGGCGTTCTGCTGGGCGTCGGCGTCGGTGATGACGCCCCGCCGCTGGCCCGCGAACTGGTTCTGCTGCTCCATGTTGCGCTGGAGCGCCACTTTCACGTCGTCGGGCGTGAGGGTCTTGTCCAGGTTGATGTTGCCGGCGAAGCCTTCTTCGGCGGGGCGCAGCGCCGCGGCCTGCTCGGGCGTGCCGCGCATGGCCTGCAAGCGGCGGTAATTGGGCGAGGACAGGATGGCGTTGGCCGCGGCGCCAGTTGGCGGGCTCGGCTGCGCGGCACGTGGGACCGTCGGCTCTGCAGGTGCGGATACTGGTATCGGGTCGGGAATCGTCTCGGCCAGACCCTCGGCAGGCTTGACGTTTACTGGCAGCGCACCATGCTCGTCGATGTACTGGGCGGTGCGTAGCACGTCGTCCTGGTTCTTGCGGAGCACCGCGGCGCGGTTCTGCAGTTGCGCCCGCAGGCCTGGATTGAAGGCGGCAGCGGCGTCATCCTCGAGTCGGCGCGCCTGGTGCTCGAGCTCGTCCCACTGCTGGGCCAGGCTGTCCATCGTGGCCTGCAACTGCTGCTGCGTGACCGGCACGCCCGTCGGTCGTTCCACAGTCGGCTTACCCGCCGCATCTGGGAGGAGGTTGCCTAGCCCGCCGCTAGCGAAGTTGGCCTCGGCCATCGCCGGCTGACGCGATCGGAGCGCCGCGCCCGCCGCCTCTGCCACCTCCGGCGCGGCCTGCGAGACAGCCTCGGCGGCGCGCCCGACTCCGCGCGCCGCCGGCCCTTCAAACAGCAGCAGGTTGGTCGGATCGGTGGCCGCCTGACCAGCGAACGTCGTAGCGCCGCCGAGAACCGGCACGTCACGTACAGGGTTGTTCTGGGCAATGAATTCCTGGCGCGCGCGGTCGACCGCTTCGCCGGACGTCGGCGCGATGCCCTGGTTGAACGAACCGGCCAGGTCCAGCGGATTCGTCGGCATCGCCTGCGACACGAGTTGATTGAGCAACTCGGCCCGCGTCTTCCCAGTCGCAGGGTCGACCTGAGCCAAGAGTTGGCGGTTTCGCTCGCGCTCGTCGTCGATTGGCTGCAGCACTCCCGTCAGCGCATCGCTGGCCGCGGACCCGAGGCCACTGAACGCCTGACCGACCGGTCCGCCAGGCTCGAACAGACCTGGTCCGGCCTGGACGCCGGCCACTTCAGGGCGGAGCTGGCCCCGGACCGACGCGATCTGCTGCATCGCCTCGCCGAACGGTTGAGTAATCTGCTCGAGCCCGGTCGGGGTGCGCAGCCCCGCCTTCTGGTAGTCCTGACCCAGCTTCTGCAGCACCTGGTCGGGCGACTCAGGTTCCACGCCGTGGTCGGCCGCGGCGCGTTGCATCCATTCGCCGGCCTGGACCGCGTTACCCGGATCGCTGAACAGCGCCCCGTTGAGCGCGCCCATGCGCGATTCGATCTCGGCCGGCGTCATCCACGCCTTGCCACCCTTCAGGTCGAGCCCCGACTGGCCGACGTACAGCTCGGTCTGGCCGTCGCTGCGCGGCCGCGCGCCACTGGCGCTGAAGTAGTGGCCGGGTGTCGAGATCGTCACCAGCTTGCCCTGGTTGGCCGCGTCGGTGATGCGATTCCAGTTACCCGACGTGTCCAGCTCGGACGGCAAGCCGAGCGAGTCGAACAGCTTCTTTTCGCTGACCACCCCAGCCATGCCGCCGCCCGGCGTCCAGCCGACCTGTTTGGCCGCCTGCAGCGCGACGCTGGCCGGGATGCTGTTGCCATAGGTCGCCGCCAGGCGGATGGCCGCGAACGGCCCGCACGCGGCCGCGGCTTCGTCGGCAGACAGCGTGCGATCGCCGAACTGCGACAGGCCGAGACTTGCCGTCGTCTGGCCGATGTCGCGGTTCGCGTCACCACCCGTGGAAACTGGGGAGCCGTAGCGCTGCAAGTGCGAGCGAAACCGGTCGACGTAGGTCGAGCCAGTCGTCCCTCTGACGTCGCTGGCATTGGTGATATTGCCGCGCGCGTCGATCGCCCCGAAGTACGCCGCGGCAGCCTTGTCCCAGTCCCCATAGCGGCGGTAGTTATCGGCCAGGATCTCGGCGCCGCGGGTGATGTTCGTGGTCGGATCGAATGGGTCTTCCCCAGGCTTGAAGTGAAAGGGCATGACCTGCATGAAGCCACTCGCCCCGACCGGACTGAGCGACCGGGGTCCACCAGCCTCGGTGTCCATGATCGCGGCGATGACCGAGGCGGGCACACCCGTGGTCGTACTCGCGCGGGTAATCACGTCTGACTGCCCGCGCACGCGGTCCGATGCGGTCTGATCCAACGGCAGCGAACCAGCCGATCCGCCAGGAACACGTGCTGGGCCAGCCGGCGCGGGCAGCGCCGAGCGCGGGGAGGGGGCGGCCGCCACCGGTGCCGGCCGGCTCAGGTCAAGCAGTGGCGAATTGGGATCAAACGTGTTCGGAGTGGGTGGAGCAGGGGCCGTCGTGGGCTCCGGCGCTGGTACGGGTTCGGTAGGTGGTTCGGGTGCCTGCTCGAAGCCCGTGCCCAGACGGCTCAGGGAATCCTCGATCGTCGGGGCCGGCGGCGCGGGCTGTGGCGGTGCCAACGTGGCCGTCGCCTGCGCTGCCCACTGGTCAGCCAGTTGCTGATTCTGCTGCGATTCCCAGACCTGGGCGTCGTACTCGTTCAGGTCGTCCGGCGACAGGAAGAACCTGGGCGGCATGCTGACTTAGACCGGGCCGCTGGCTTGCTGTCCGATGCCGGCCCGTTGATACGAGCGCAGCCACGCGTCGGGGTCGTAGCCCAGTTTCAGTCCGCCGGCCTTGAGCACCGCCAGCTCGTTCGGGTCGAGCCGCTCGAGCGAGCCTGGTGTGAGCCCGGTGGCGCCGCGCTGGAAGATGCTGCCGATCTGGGCCAGCGCCTGGTCGGGGTTGTAGCTGGTGATCGGCGCCGTGCCGCCGAGCTTGGCCGCCAGGCCGGCCGCGGTCATCGCTTCCTGGGGCGTGGTGCCCGCACCCGAGAAGCCAGGCAACTGGGTGTTGCTGGCCAGCGCGCCAAGGAATTGTGGGACGTCGCCGCGGGCGCGTGCGCCTCTGAGAAAGTCGATCTGGTTGAAGACGTCGGATGGGCCGCCCATCTGCGACGCCGTGGTCAGGTAGTTCAGACCGAGCGTGCCCTGCGCGATCGCATTCGCCTGCGCTTGTGTCTGGCGCGCCAGGTCGAGCTGTCCGGTGGCGATCTCATACTGCTGTTTCTGGGCGAGCTCGGCGAGCGTGGCCTGCCGCCGCTGCATCTCGGCCTCAAGCGTCGCCTGACCAGGCTGCGGTGCGCCTGAGCCACCATAGAGCTGCTGGAGGGCGAGCGTGGGTGTGCCCTGGATGCCACCCGGCGTGCCTGCCGCGCCTGCCGCGCCTGACGCACGCGCCACGGCGGCGCTCGCGTCGCGGGCCCAATCGGCCGCGGCATTGGCCCCGTGGTACTGGTTGTAGAGCGCCTGCGTCTGGGCGTCCTGCTGATAGAACGCGCTCGGGTCGACGGCCGGCACCGACGGCAGCTGGGGCGTGGCACCGGGCGCGTTGTAGTAGCCCGTCACCTGGGCTTGCTGCAGCGCGATGTCCTGCTCGGCCTGCCAGCGCCGCAGCGCCTGCAGGTCCTGATCGATCTGCAGGCGCGGTTTGCCCTCGCGTTCCCACTGCCGTTCCGTTTGGGCGAGGGTCTCGTTGAACTGCCGTGCCTTTTCGGCAAGCTCTTCGCGACTGAAGCCCGCCGTCTGGCCGAAGAATTTCTGGAGTGAGGCCAGATCGGTGCCACCGGGAAGGACGCCACCTCCAGCCGTTCCGCCACTACTGCCGCCGCTATCTTCCTGGGAACGCGTGCCGAACGTGCCCATCGACGGCGTCCAGCCGCGGGCCTCGGCCTCGGCGCGATTGGCGACGGTCATCTCGCCGCCGGAGGGACTCGGATAGACGGGCATCTAGCTCACCCCCATTGCTGGCCGCCGACGCGGCGGTGTTGCGGCTCGACGCCGTAGGCACTGTAGATGTCGTCAGGAGTCGCGGGCACGCGCGTTGCCGCGGCACTCGCGAGCCCGCCCATGTTGAGCGCCTCGGGCGCGAAGCTCGAGCCGAACGTCGGATCGCGCGCGGTGCCGGTCAGACCGGCTGCAGGCATGGCCGCCGGCGGTAGCGCCTGTGGCGGCTGCGGCGTGCTGGCCGCGCCGTTGCCGCCGATGTTGATGGTGATCGGCGCGTTGGTGTGGGGCTGGTCCGCGGGCGTGGTCGCGACCGGCTGAGTGGCGAGGTTCTGCTGCGCCAGACTCGCCAGGTTGCCGACCGGCGTGCCCGTGCCCAGGTAGTCCGTCTGCGGCGCCTCCGGCAGTTGGTACGCCTTGAGCCGCTCCTGGGCCATGTTCATCAGCCCCACGAACGCGTCGGCGCCGGCCGTGCTGCCGGGGGTGGCGTACTTGTTCATGTCGGCGAGCGTGTTGAAGCCGCTGGTCAGCGTGCTGCCGAACGTGCTCGCGAGCTGGTTCAGGTTGCTGCCCGTCGTGGCTCGTGCGCTCTGTCGGTCGGCCTGGGTCTGCTTGAGCGCGTCGAAGACGGTGGTGCCGCGGTTGAGCGCGCCGATCATCGCATCGCCCTCGACGGGCTTGATGTCGCCGGAAGCGATCAGGTCGCGGATCTGCTGGATCTGCTGCGGCCGACCGTACAGGTCGCCGAGTTGCGCCTGCTGGGTCGTCTGCTTGGTGTGCTCGAGGGTGGCGCGCGCCTGCTGGACGGCGATGGGGTTCAGATTGCTGGACTGGTCGAGGGTCTGCTGGAGCTGCTGGTTGGCCAGGTCGGCCGCGCGCTGGGCCGAGGCGATCGCGGCCTGGGCCTGCTGGTCGGTCGGCGCCTGACGACTGGCGCGCTGGGCATTGGCCAGATCGATGGCCGCTTTGTCCGCATTGGCCTGGGCGGTCCGCAGCGCCGCCTCCGCAGTCGCGCTGGCGGTGCTGGCCTGTGCCTCAGCGGTAGTCGCTCCAGCCGCGGCGGTCCTGGCCGCGGCAGCATCTGCCGCAGCTTGCTCGGGTGTGCGATCAGCGCCGGGCTTGCGATAGGCCGGGTTAAGGGCCGGCTTGCCGTTCTCGTCCCAGACAAACTCGCTGGTGGGAACGGCGCCACCGGGCGCCGGCTTGGGTGCTTCGTAGGCCGGGTTCTCTTCGATCTTGCCGTCTTTGATGACGTACTTCGTCGTCGGCGCCGCCGTGACCGACGGCTTGGGTGACACGCCAGGGATATCGATCTTGCTCGGCGGATTCTCGGTGTCGAGCGTCCACCCGCCGCGCCCATCGGCCTTCTCGGTGACGACGACGAGCACGTTGCCAGCGCTCGTGTCGAGTCGTTTCCGTGGCGTCCCCGCGGCCGGATACTCCTTGGCCGTGGTCGCCGCGCGATCGGCGAGCTGAATGGCGTCCTGATAGGCCTTCTCGGACTCGTTGAAGCGCTTGGCCGCCGCGTCGAGCTGGTTGGCCAGGTTCTTGTACTCGGCCTCGCGCGCGCCGCCCGCTGAGGCGTCGTTCGGGGGAATGGCGGCCATGAGGTCCGAAACGCGCTGCCAGTCCGCGTTCGCCGCGGTCAGCGTGCGTGCGGCCTGGTCGATGCTGCGCTCGTACGGCGACTCAGCCATAGGACGCCACCTCCGTTGGTTCAGGACGTGCTGCCGCGCGTGGCCGCTCGGCCAGGCGCTTCGCCCGCTCGGCCAGCTCGATGCTGCGCTGGATGGTCGTGCTGCCCATCTGGGCCAGCTTGGCGCGCTGCGGATAGACGCGCTGCAGCGTCTGCGACTCGGCCTGCTGGTGCGCCGCGCGGACCGCTTTCATCTTCTCGTCACCACTCATCTGCTGCTGGGACACCTGCTGCAGCAGCGACTGGAGCAGCAGGTCGTGCATGCCCCAGAAGGCGCGCTCGGGATTGGGATACGGGCTGAACGTCCACATCTCGCGCACCTGGTCGGGCTGCGGCACGACCGTGCCCGGTGGGGGCTGATCGTCGAGGGCGGCGACCATGCGCTCGGCCTGGTCCAGCAGCAGGTCCACACACAGGGCTGCCCGGCGCTCGATGACGTTGGGGATCTTCCAGGCGTCCCGCCGCGCCGGCTGCTCGGCCATCAGCGCTGCTTCTTGCTCGGCCGGATCTTGCTGCCGTACTTGGAGGTCCACCGTTTGGCGATTTTCGGGTGACGCGCCCACATGAACCGGCGCTGGCGCGCCGAACGAAACGGACTCATGGCGGCGCCATCTCCGGACCCTGGCCCGTGGCGCGCACGACGTTTGTAATCGCACCGGGGTTGACCGCCGCGGCGGTCATGCCGCCCAGCGCCGAGGCGGCCTGGTTCGGGTACGACGCCGTCGGCACCCCGTCCTGACCCACCCCGCTCTGGCTGGGCTGACCCGGACGCGGCGGCATCATGGCGCTCGGGGTACCACCAGGCGTCAGCTTGCCCTGGTCCTGCAGGCCGCGGATCTGTTGCGCGTCCAGGTCGCCCAGCATGCGCGACACGATCAGGCCCAGTTGCTGCTGCCCTTCGGGGCCGTTGATGTACTGCTCGGCAGCGATGCGGTCGAGCTCGTGCTCGGGCTGCGGGTCGCCCAGGAACTCCTCACGCCACTCGTAGCGCGAGACCAGCTGCTTGTCGACCCAGCTCACGCCGGCCTGCGCCTTGGGCAGGTTGGCGCCCTTGCGCGTGGGCTGCTCGACGTCGACGGTGAAGTCGCCCAGCAGGTCGTCCGCGGACAGCTCCACGTGCGTCTGCTCTTTGCCGTCCTTGTTCAGCGTGCAATAGACCGGGATCGGCGCGCCCATCTCATCGCTCAGCGCCGCGCACTGCTCGAGCAGGCATTCGGCGACCAGCTTCATGGCCTGCAGGCTGCCGGTGTTGATCTGGCCCAGGATGGTGTCCACGCTCGCCAGCGCCGTCGTCTGGGCGATGCTCGAGGCGTCCGGGCTCGAACGTGCCCGCTCGCCCTCGTTGAACCGTTCGACCAGGCCGAACAGGAACTCGAGCACGCGCCACGCGTCGGCGCCGGCGCCCTGGTGGACCAGGCTCGTCGGCCGACCCAGCAGGACGTGGATGCTGTCGTCGAGCAGGTCGAACTGGGTCGGGCGGCCCATCTCGATCCACACCTGGTACAGGTCCTTGTCCATCTCGACGCCCCAGCCGCCGAAGCCGGTGCGGTACAGGTGCTCGACGATGCCCGTGATGCTGGTCTGGGCGCCGCCAATCACGCCCAGGAACGGCGCCAGCAGCGGGATGCCGCGTTTGTCGGGGTCCTTCTCCTGGGGCCGGTGCCAGCCGTAGAACACGCCCGCCGGCACCTGCTGCAGGCCGTACTGCTGGCCCAGGTCCAGGCCGAGCTGCGCGGGCTGGCCGTCCTTGGTCGCGTCGTACTGCACGCCGTCCAGGCCGACGATCTGGTAGATGATCCGCCACGGGTTGCCCAGGTGCAGCTCGTACAACCAGTACGACTGGCCCGGCCCCTCGACGTTGGACGCCTGGGCGCCGCCGTCGGCATGCGGCCAGAACTGAAACCCCTGCGACTGCAGGTGGGTGGCCGAGCACACCGAGCGAATGAGTAGCGTGTCCAGGCGGCCGCTGAGCGGGTTGCGGCCGAGCGGCAGGTATTCCGCGGCCGACAGCACGCGCACCACGAACGGCCAGCGGCGCGCCTTGTAGTCGTGCAGGTAGCGCTGGTAGGCGTCGGACGACTTGCCCTCGCTGGTGCGGTAGCCGCGACTGGAACCCGTGTCCGTGGCGTATTCGTCGAGGTCCTGGCCAGCTCGATTGCGCCGCCAGGTCGCGCTGATCGTGCCGTCCTCGTCGCGGAAGTCGAGGAACCCCGAGTAGGCGCTGCTGGCCGGCTGGATCAGGACGGCGAACTCGCCGTCGTTGGCGGCAAACGAGGTGATGGCGTCCCAGAGCGGCTCGCCTTCGACGAACACCTTGGACGCGAACGCTTCCTGCAGCCACTGCTCGACCTTGGAGGCGGTGCGCTCGGCGCGCGTGCCCCCGCCCAGTGGCTTCCTGTGAAAACTGGGCTGGCGGCGGGCGACAAAGGCGGCCACGTCCTGGCCCATGGTCGTGCTATGCGGCAGGACGACCGGGAAGCCTTGCTGGGCGACCTGGCCGTCGACCTTGCGCCGGCTGACCCGCGGTTTCACCTCCTGGCGCGCCCAGCGACCGCACTCGTCGATCAGCGCACGACTCCGGCGGAAGCGCGGAAAACTGTCGGACCAGTAGCTGGGCAGGTCGCGGGCCACGTTGTGGGACGACTCAGCCACGGCCGATCATCTCGCGGATATAGCGCGCCTGTGCCTGGTCCGGGTCGGGCGCCTGGGGCCGATTGATGGGCAGTGGCGTGCCGGCCAGTCCCGCCAGGTCGCGCGCCTGGTTGATCGCTTCCTCAGCCATCAGCCCATAGCGGATCGCGTCGACCGCGTGGTCCTCGGTCTTGACGCGCTTCACCGCATCGGCCAGGTCCTCGGGGTCGAGAGGATCCTGGACCATCATCGGCATCGTCCGGATCAGGTTCGGGCAACGGGTACGCATGACCTGCAGCCGCGGCCGCTCGCCGGCCAGCGCGCGGCGGAAGCACTGCCAGCCAGGAATGCGGCTGTTTACGCCGGGCTCGAGCAGAACGCCGTGCTGGCGATAGACGCTGGCAATGCTCGGCTTGTCCTGCTCGGTGCGCTTGTTGAACATCGACGGATCGCCGATGTGCCGTGCGATGCGCTCACCCGCAGAGCGCTCGACGATCAGCGCGGCTTGTTGCTGGTCGTGATAGCCCGTGGCGTACAGCTCGCGATACACGTAAATGCGGCGGTCCGGCGCGCGGGCCAGCCAGTAGACGGCCCACGGCATCGCGAAGCCGTAGTCGATGCATGTCCAGCGCGTCCAGTCAACGGGCGGGTCAAAGGCGTCGACGACGTGCCTTTCAGTGTTCCATTCTTCGAAGAACATGCCTTCGGCTGCCACGCGCAGTCCGAGGCGCAAACGTTTGTGGAGATACCCAGTGAGCGTGTCGAGGGCCGCGATACGTGCGGGAGTGACGCTTGGGTTATCGGCATGCGTGGCCTGTAGGAAGACTGTGTAACCGAGCGTTTCACGTTCATAGAGCCAGAAGCCCGGATAGGTGGGGTTCATGTCGGCGATGAGTTGCTGGTACGGCATGACCGCGCCGCGGCCCGTGACGCGCGTGGACAGGATGAGCCAGTCCTCTTCCTCGAGCTCGCTGGCCTCCTGGACGTAGATCATGTCGCCCTCGAAGGACTTCACCTTCTCGGGATCGTCCATGCCGAACAGGTAAATTCGCGACCCGTTGGCGTAGCGGTACTCCTGGTCACCCCACAACCGCGCTGCGCCCTCGGGACTCACCCAGCGCTCGAAGGTGTCCATCGCCGTGCTGGTGAGCGACTTGCGCGTCTTGCGCACCAGCGCCGCTTTCGCGCCGGGGTACTTGGTCATGGCCGCGTTCAGCTTCTCGAGACACCCGCGGCTCTTGCCTGTGTCAGCCGGGCCCTCAACGACCAGCTCGCGGTCACGCCGTCCGAACAGTTCGAGGAACACACCGATCGGACGGTACGGCTTGGTCTCAGGAGGCCCAACGGTGCTCGATGGCTCAACGACCAGCGTGGTAGTCACACGCTTTCCCAGGCCTGTTGGTCGATGGTCTTGACCGTCTGGACCTTCACATCGACCTGCTCGCGCGGTTTGTAGCCAGCCCGGTCGAGCGCGTCCTTGATGGCCGCCAGCCGGACCGCATCGCTGTCGCTGCCCTGCGCGATACGGAAGAGCTCCGTGAGTAGTGGGTCAACCATGGCCGCCAATCGCTCGTGGGCGGATCGGCGGACCTGGGGCGCGCGTCCACCATGCATGTGGCAGACCGTTGTGCCCCGCATCGGCCAATGCCCGCAGGGCTGACCTGTTTGAGAGCTACGCGCGGTGCACTTGGGCTTTGCTGCAGTACCAAGGGTCTTCGCAACCACGGGTAATAGGCATAAAAAACCCCCGACTCTCAGTGAGACGGGGCGGGGCGGGCCGATCAGGGACCGGCGGCGAACCGTGGTGGCAAGCGTAACACTCGGCCTGCCCACTGGCTACGCGCTCTCGTCGAGGTGCTTGCGACCGATCTCCTGGTAGGTCACGCGCGAGCGGTCGTCGCCATTCAGAAACTCGAAGTGCAGGCCACTGAGGGTGTCGCGCTCCCACTCGGGATGACGGCTGAGCGAGAACACGATGCGCATGGCGCGCGGGCCGAGTTTGAGACTCAGCAGGCAGTGCTCACAGCACGTCGTCTGTGTCACCGAACTCCGTGGTCACGACGCTTTTCTGCCACTCACGTACGGATGCTTGATCCTTCCTTCCCGCTGCTCGCGTTCCTGCTCCTTGCGCTCCTGCGCGTTGAGCTCGGCAACTACGGCGAGCAGGAGGTCCAGGACGCGCACCATGCTGGCACGTTCGGCCTCAGCGCGCAGTTCGTCGTTCTCGGCGGCCAGCATCCGACCTGTCTCCAGATGAACGCGGGCTATCGCTCGTAGTTGCTCGGCCTCGGCGCGTTCGCGTTGGGCGCAAGCCTTCCATGATTCGCGTTCCTCCGCGACCATATCCAATGCCTGGTTCAGCCGTTCGACCTCGGCCGCAAGTCCGCATTGCACAGTGATGGTGTGCGCCAGGTCTGGTGAGGTTGACGCAACATTGAGCGTGTGTCGTCCACGCTTGAGCCGCTCGACTTCGGCGCGGAGGGCATCACGCTCGTTGGCAATGGTTCGAACCTCAGCGTCCAGATCGGTGCAGAATCCCCCTTCGTCTTGCACGTGGTGACGCAAGTGTTCTACGAGCTTGTCAGACATCCGACTTCCCCCCGCTACTTCCGCCCCTTGGGGCCTGGCCGTCGAGGGCGGCGAGGGCATGGCGAAGTGCGACCAATTCCTCAAAGCGAATGGCGTCCCGTGGATTAGCCACCGATCTGGTAACTCGCCGCGCTACCTCGACCACCTCACGCAGGGCCTGGTTCTCGGCGCGAAGTTGGTCTATTTCGACGCCAAGCTCTACGTACCGTCGGTCTCCGACCTCAATTCCAAACCGAAGCGTTTGAATCGTCTCGTCTCGCTCGTCCCGTTCTGCTCGCGCCTGATCGCGTTCCTGGGTGAGTTGGTCGATGCCGGCCTTGGCGGCATCCCAGGCCTTGGCCACCAGATCGTCCGTGTCCGCCCGAGCCTGCGCGAGTTGATCAACGCATTCCCACTGGCCCCGAGCCGTGTCCATGTGCGATTCGACCAGGCCGCGCAGTTCTGCGACTGCCATGTGTGCCGATTCCCACTCGGCCATTTCTTCCTTGAGCCGCTCGACCTCGGCACTCATCAATTCGTACTGACCCAGGCACTCTCGGCTGAGGTTCTCATGCTGCATCACAAGCCGCTCGACCTCGGCGCGGTCAGGCATGGGCCAGCTCCGTCCGCGGTCCGGGGTACTCATCCCAGGTGCGCGGCACTCACACCTCGCCGAGCCGTTCGCGAATCTTCGTCAGGTTCTCATCCAAGCGCTCACCAGTGTGGTGATTGAGGACCCAACAAAGCACGGTCAGGGTAATCTGGCCGCCCTCTTTTTCGGCATCTGTGAAAATGGCGGCCTTCCAAGCCTGGTCCAGTAGATCATGCGCTGCGCGTACCTCTTCCAACGACTTCGGCATCGGGTGGCCGTTTGTTCCAGTCATCGAGTCGCCGCCATCTCCTTGGCATAGGCACGCGGCTCCAGCACATCGCGCTGCAGGTAGCGCATGTGGAACGCGTCAGGCACGTTCAGCGGCGCCACCAACTCGCCGCCAGGGTATTCACGCGTGCGATCGTAGAGGTTGGATTTGTGATAGATGCGAGCGCCAGCTGCTCGTGCCTGGCGTTCCAGATCGGCTACCCAGCTCAACGGCGGATGCCATTCCGGCGTCTCCGTCGACCGTGACGCACCACCCATGACCAACCAATCGAAGCGGTCCAGGTGCTCGAAGTGCAACGGCTCGAGTAGTGGCTCCAGGCTGAGCCAACGGACCGTCGCGCGCACATTGGCAAACGCTGCCTCCGCATTCTTGACGCGAGCCTGCGCATCGACCGTGGTGCCCACCCATGCGTTCGCAGGGAAGTCGATCTCAGCGAGACGCTGCGGGAACTTGGTGAGAAAAAGGAAGTTCCATTGCGGGTTGGCCGCGACGCGCGCGAGCACGGCGTCGATCCAGGCCCGCGGCACCCATCGACCGAACAAGTCGGCCATCGAGCACGTGAAAACGTTTCGGTAGCCGATGTCGCGGGCAGCAGTCGGTGGGACTCGTGTGTGCTCCGGTGCGCTCAGCCGTTCAGGAAGGAAGGTTGGGACGAACCCTTGAGGGAATGGCGACATGCGCGAGTGGCCAAGTGCGATATCGCGGGCGTAGCAGTACGAACAATCGTGCTTGCAGCCCGTGACTGGGTTCCACGACCAACGGGCCCATTCAATGCTGTCGCTCGTCTGATCGTTGAACGTCGCGTCGCGCGCGGCTGGCCGCTCGAGAGCTGCCCGTTGCTCGGCCGGCGAGAGTGTGTGCCAAGTCGGAAGTGTGAGCAGCAACGGGCCAGTTTTTGGCTCCGGCTCACGAGCGGTGTCGGTGAGCAGCCCGTTACGCCGCGCGTGCTGATAGGCGCGATCGACACTCTTGCCATTGAGCGTCGATCGCAACTCGGTCGCGTGCTCGACGTCGCCTTGTGCCTGGAGATCGTCGATCGCGTGCACCACGGCCGCGGCCTTCTCCATCGTGCGCGCTTTACGACCAAGCTTCTGTGCGGCCAGGACTCGAGCTTCGCCATCAGGTTCCGGCAAGTTTGCCGGAACCTGAGACCGACGACCGGAACGAGCCAACGCGCGCTGACGCGCAAGTCCACGTTCATGCTCAATCTCGCGCAGCACCTCGAACTCGCGGGCGGCCTGCTCGTTGGTCTTGATGCGCTGGCGATTGCTCTCGACCAGCGCTTCGAGGATGTCGACTTCGTCGCGGCTGCCGAATTCAACGACGGGCACCTCGCCGAGGCCCGCACGCCGAGCCGCAGTCCAGCGGCGGTGGCCAGCGATGATGAGCCCGTCGTGGGTTACAAGCAGTGGGACCAGCACGCCGCGCTCGCGGACACTGGCGACTAGTTCCTCGTCGGCGTCATCGCCGTAGATTGCCTCGTTGCGCGGATGCGGCCGCAAGGCATGCACCGGGCGAGTCTGCGATGGGGCGAGCATCAGTCCAGGTCCTCGAGAAAGGACGGTTGGTCGCGCGCGAGTCGATCTTTGGCCGTCAGGCATAACGTGTCCCATCGTGCCTTGCCCTCCGGGCTGTCCTTCGGCACAAGACCGGCACGTTTCAGACTGTCCGCCCATGGCGCCCAGTCCGTGCCAACGAACCAGACCCATTGCCAGTTCGCGCGCGTTTGACCGATGAACCAGAACTTCTTGCCACACGCGACGAGCTGCTCCTCGAGCGGAATCGCGCCTTTGCCCCGCCGCCATTTCGGAACCGCGGCGGCGACATGTAACGCGTAGTCGACCATGTGCAATTCGCGCATCTTGCCCAGTGCGTGTAGCGCCTCGTAGCCAGGCTCCCCGTTCGTGTCCATCGTAATCAGGCCCCAGGTCGGTTCCTGCCGCGGTGGCGGGACGTGATCCCGCACCCAGGGCACGGCGAGCTTGGCGTGATCGCCTTCGAGCACATCAACCCGCCCGAGGTCGAGACGTGTATGTTTCACGCCTTCGTCGAGCCGCTGCCTGAGCAGCGTCACCAGCTTGGGGTTCTGTTCGATCAAGCCGACGTGGTAGTTGAGTCCGAATTCCCGTCGAACCTTCTCGCACACGGCCAACAAGAGCAGGGCGGTGCCGCGCAGGTGTGTCGCCGGCTCATTCTTGCCCTGCCACACGTAGGCACCGCAGGCGGCCGTGAGATCGAGACCGATGTATGAGCCATCCCACAATCCACGCTGCTGGCGCCCGGTCAGGATGTTTTTGACGGTGTAGACGTTTGACCGCGCGATGGCGCCGTACTCATTCAACTTCCAGCTGGTGAACGGACCCATTCCAACGCCGGGCGGATTGACTGGCCAGTTGCAGTCACCCTCGACGTGGCGGTGGGGATCGCCTGGTTCGCTAGTCTGAGGAGGCATTGCGGGTCCACTCCCGTGATGTCCGGGGAGCGCGGGCGTTCACGCGCTCGCCTCCCCTCTTTTGGCGCCGGGAGTGTAGGAGGCCGGCGCGTCACGATGGCGTCATTTGGCGTCACAAGTTCGGTTGCTCAGTCGGCGTCTCATCGTGTGCCGACCTGCGCCGCGCGAGCTCGGCGTTGCGGCTGGCGATCCCGACGCGGGCGCGCACCTCGAGCTCGTAACAGCCGACGTGCGGACACTCCGCCGCGTGCCCGTCGCGCTGCCACTCGCCCATGTCCCGCTCGCAGCCGGGGCAGCGAAAGCGGTGCGCCGGGCGGTCGTCGTTGACCCGTGCGGGCGGCTCGAAATCGGTCGCCTCCAGGCCCGCCAAACGCGCCCGAAATTTGAGCAATTCTTCGCCCAAAATTCGGCGCGCAAGTGCCAAAGAAATTGAAGTTTTCAGGCCAAAAACGGCGTCCCAGGCGGCCTCGAACGCCTCGGAGTTGCGGAACTGCAGCCGGTATTCGTGCGCCAACACGCTAGCCTCGAGCTCGCTCATCGGCCGATCACGAACCGCCATCACCAGCACCTCGTCGAACTCGAAATGAACTCAAACCCGGCAGCAGCAGCAGCGTTCGAACTCGAGCCATGAATTGCAGCAGCGGCAGCAGCAGCCCCTCCCCCCAGACCCCCCACCCGGCTACTACTGCTGCCGGTTAAAGTCATTACTCCGGGAACGGGACCGGGTATTGCGGAATCGTGCCGCGAACGTTCCGAAAAAAAAGAGGAACTGTGCCGTGCATGTCGTGCCGGAATGCGCAGCACAGTTCCGGAACTGTGCTGCGTCATGACGACGCCCCGTTGCGATTCCGGCGCTCCGCCACGGCCGCCCGTTTGGCCAGCACCTGCTCACGGCTGCGGTTGTGCTTCAGGTAGTCGTGCAGCTGCCACCCGCCCGTCACCGGCACCCACATGCGGGCACCAACGAGCCGCTCGATTCCGATCCGGACGCCTTTCAGGTTGGGTAGCGCACCCGTAGGAATGAAGCCGTCGGTTAGCTCGTCGTCGCAGTAACTGATGCCCCAGGCATGCATGAACCCGCCCTCCACGCCCAGGCTGAGCACCTTCGGATTGCTGTGCCAATGCGTATCCAACACCGCCATTAGCCCACCTCCACCGCCAGCATTGCCCGCCAGAAACGGTCCGAAGCCGCCAGCCGCTCAGCAGCCACCTCGCGCCCAGTGCGCGCCTGCTCCTGTTGTTCCCGCAGCCACGCGAGCGCCTCGGTGCGCGTGCGGTGAATCGGCTTCAGCGATCGATTGCATCCCTGACACATGAGCACCAGGTTCGCCTCGGTGTCGTCGCCGCCGACGATGCGATCGATCAGGTGGCCGGCGTCCCACACCCTGCCGACGCGGCTCAGGCACACCTGGCAGCGGCCATGATCACGGCGGTAGACGCGGCGACGGAGGGTCAGCCAGCTCATCAGACCCGTGTCCTGACACTTAGCTTCTGCGCCACGCCTCGGCTATCTGTCAGGTTTTGGTGGTACCGCAGCCGCTCCCGACACGCTCCACCGCACGTTTTCGCATCTCCACGACGAGCTGGGAACCCCCGACCACAGGCCGCGCAGGACCTGAGCAGCGCCACCCCGATCGACGTGCAGCGCGGACCGGGGTGCGCGCAGATCCAGTAGCTCCACGCCTTGCGTACGTGCATTTGCCGCCGCCAGCGCGGGTCCGTGGGCGTTGGCTGCCGCATCTTCGGCACCATCTCGCACACGGTCCAGCCGGCCTGGCGCGCCGCAACCACCAGGTCGACCGCCTGCAACTGCTGGACGCTCGCATGCACCATATCGGCGATCTTCGCCAGCAGCACGCCGTCGGCCCGCAGCACCTGTCGCGCGGCCTCGAGGAAGCCCGCGTAGAGGTGGGTGATGTTGTGATGGCCGCGCAGCTCGCGCGCGGCCGTGCCGTAGGCCATCGACCACGTGCCCTTGCTGAACGCGCGCTCGCCACCATCGGTCTGGTGCGGTGGATCCCAGACCACCAGTTGGAACGCACCCGTCCCGAACAGTTGCGGCAGCTCCCGCCACTCGCCGACGACATCGACTCCGGGCATCGGCCGCAGGTCGAAGCGCGTCGTCGGCTGATACGCGCTGCCGCGCCAGATGACGCCGCGCCCCCACGTCGCGTCGAGCACGACCGGCGGCGCCGCGAAGTGCAGTCCGATCAACTGGTCCAGGATCGACGCATCGGACGAGGGCCGCATGCTCAACCCGCCGCGCGCAGCACAGAGAATCCATCACCGAGCAGTTGCTTGGCGGCGGCCACTCTGTCTGAGTAGACGTCCTCGAGCGCGCGCTCCGCGTTCGGGATGCCGAAGCGCAATTGGAGCCGCGCCTGGTCGTCGACCGAGGCGCGCAGGCGGACGTCGAGCCGATACAACACCCCCTTGCCGTCCGCACCCGTGTGCCCCTTCAGGATGGGGATGCCGATGGTGAAGTGCGACGGCAGGTCAGCGCTGCCATTCTGCGCGCGCGCGCCGGCCGAGCCCTCGAACGAGACGTGTGTGCTGCCGTCCTCGTTGAGCGTCGTCGAGGCCGCCTTGGTCACCGTGCCACGCAGGCTGCGCAAGAGCGACGTCAGATCGGCTGACGCCGGCTCCACGACGTCCAGCGCGTGGTCCTCGAGGAACTCAATCGCCTCACGCTGCGAGTGCGCGCGTCCGTTGGCCAAGAAGGTCCAGGCCTGCCACTCCGCCGAGCGCACGAACGGCATCGTGGCCTTCCACTGCTGGCGGCCGGCGAGGTTGCCGCTGTGATAGTCGAGCACCGCGTGCAGCCCGATCCCGTTCCACGTGATGAACGTCGCGCCGTCGGCGGTCGAGTACTCCTTGACGTATGACACCCACGACTCGACGTCGCCGAATGCCTCCACGGCGCGGATCGGGCCGAGGTGCTCCTCATCGGCATACGGGGCGATGACCTGGACCAGGTCCTTGTGGATCCACGTGGCGCCGGTCGCCGTGTCGTGGTGGTAGGCCGGCACCACGACACGCGGCGCGGTCGACTTGTCGGTGGGCTCAGACGGCAGCGTGGTGTCGGCCATCAGGCGTCCCGCACCGAGGTCCCCGGATCCTCGGGCGTGCGCACCTCGGCCTCGCCGGCGACCGCGCGCAGGTCCAGCGTCGGCTGGCGCGGGTCGGTGCGGTGGAACTCGCCCTCGACGGCGAAGAAGACCGCGCCGAGCGGGTCGACGGTCGGCGGCTTACGGGTGACGGTTTCCGCGACGATCACCTGCGGCTCACTCCGGGTTGGCTGACTGACCTTGAGCTTGATCGTCACCTCGCCGGGTTTGCCGGTCGCCACGACGTCCTCAGCCACGACCAGCAGCGCGGCGTAGACCTGCTCGAGTAACGTGCCGCGCCCGATGCGCGCCACGGCCGTCAATGCGTCCATTCAGGCCAAATCTCCTTTCATCGCGACGCTTCCTCGATCAGTCCGGTAGCTCGGCTTGTCCGGCCAGGACCGCCGCCCGCTCGCTTTCGCCGTCGCGCGCGCGGATGCGCGCCAACAGCTCCTCGTTGGCCGCGCGGATGCGTTCGAGTGGCCAGTCCGCCCTGGCCGTCAAGCCACGCACGCCCTTGACCCCCACGCTCTCCGCGCCGTCGAGCAAGCGGCGGTTGTCCTCGAGCGCCTCGGCCAGCTCCTCCGGGTCGAACGCGCTCGCCGGCGGCGCATGCGGCGGCTGACAGTCCTCGCCCACGTAGTGCGTCTGCTCCTCGTCGAGCACCTCGCCCGTCGACGTGTCGACCGTCATGCTTGGTCGGTGTGGACGCGCGGTCTCGCGCTCCATGACCGCCTGCTCGCGGGCTTCGGTGCCGAAGATCAGGTCGTACTTGCGGGCGTTATTGGCAACCAGCGCCGGATCGTGCCGCGCCCTGTCGTCTGCCTCGGCTGCAGCCCGCCACTCGGTCGGCACCTCGGCCCGCGTCTCGAGCTTGCGTGTCTGGTACGGAAACGCCTTCCGCAACGCGTGGCTCTCAGCGCGAATTGCGAGCTGGTTGTGCGGGCGTTTGCGGTACTGCTCGCCGATCCTGCCGTCGCCCGGATAGAACTCCTCCCAGCGCGCGCTCGCGGAAAACGGGACGCGCATGCCCTGGACGATCTTCCACACCGTGACCGTCGCCTTCGATGGCCGGCGTGGTTGGTCGACGTCCTCGTATTCGAAGAGCGCATCGTCGCTGCCGGCGTAGCAGCCCGAGCTCTCGGCCATGGCGCGATAGCCATTGATGCCGATGACGATCTCGCCGACCTGGTCGGCCTTGTATTTCACCAGGTAGATCTGGTCGAGCGTCGGCTCGAGCTCCAGGCGGCCCGCGTTATAGAGAAACCAGGCCAATTCCAGGCGTGAGGCGCCGGGCGCGACGGTCTGCGCAATGAGCGATATCTGCTGGTCGCTGAAGCCGGTCACCTGCGCCAGACGCGATGCCGCCGGCGCGGCGCGTTCCAGTGCCTGGGTCATCAGTGCTTCTTTGCCTCCGCTTTGATAGTCGCGAGGATCTCTTGTTGTTTCGGCCCGCACGGCCACGTCGTCCCGCACTTACCGCACACCAGCTTGTGCCGCTCGAAGTCCTTGACCATGACGTGCTCGCTCATCGGGCAAGTCTCCGGGCCTTCCAGTAAGCGCGATTCTTCGCGTATTCCTCTTCACGGTGTGCTGCGAGATAGACCCGCCGTTTCGCCCTACTACACGTCTTGCAGTAGCTAGATCCATCCTTGTGCTTGCCGTCACGTTCGTGGCCTTTTGGACACAACGGCGACCGTGGCCAATGACCAACAAGCGGAGAACGCTGAATATTCACTTGCCGAGTGACAGTCTCAAGATGGTCGGGCTTGACGCAGTGCCGCACGCGACAGAGATGGTCAATCTCCAACTCCTCAGGAATCACGCCTTTCGCCCAGACGTAAGCGAGTCGGTGAGCGTAAAACTGTCGTATACCGATATTGAATTTTCCGTAGCCGACGCCGTTCTGGTGGCTCGTCCAGAGCCAGCATGACGCGGTCTTGTCGACCTTCGTCCAGAACCGGCGCAGCACATCGAGCGAGGGGTCCGCCAATTCCGCCTCAACATTGCGAGCGCGAGCCTTGTTCTTGGCGGTGTTCGAACATGTGACCGAGCAATAACGGCTCGTGTTTTTGAGCGCTGGAAAGCCCTGACCGCAATACTCACAAGAGATCGTTGGAGGATGGCGGCGGGGCATCAGCGAAGCCCCATCCTTCGCGAACAGACCGGCCACGCCGCCCAACCTTGGACTGCCTGGCCACGGATGGCCACGGCGATTTGCGCCTCGCGTGACGCCAGGTCTGGCCGTGGCGCATAGCTGAGCCCGCCGTGGCGTCGCCAGAACGTCATGTCCTGCTGCAAACCTCCGAAATAGCCGTTGCCCGTGTTCGCGTTCCATCGTCCGGTCGCTTCGCACTGTGCGAGCCTGTCCCAAATCGGCGACACCAGCGTGTCCAGCGCATCCCGCGCCGGCGGCGGAGCAGATGGCCGTGACAACTCGCCTGTCATTTGCAAGTACGGCCGCGCCGGCAGACCCGTCGTCGCTATCGCCCCGAGCAGGTCGACCAGGTCAACGCCTGCCTCGTTGGCCGCGCTGATGGTGTCGGCGTGCACCCCGTCCAGGTCCTCGGCGTGCAGCCCCGCGGCCGCCGCGGCAACGACGCCCACGACCAGGCCGAACACCGCGCCCGCCACAAAGCGCGCCATCAGGCCGAGGCCTGTGTTGCCGCCGGTATCCAACGTGGGGCTAGCGGCTCGAGCTCGGGCAACGACGCCAGACAGATCAGCAGGTCGAGCTGCGCAACCAGCCGCGCCCGTTCCGCCGCATCCTCAGACGGAATGCTCATCGGCTGATCGGCGGCGAGGCCAGCCAGATCAGGACGAACACTACGACCACGAGCAGGATCACGATCAGCAGCCATCTCACAACCCCAGCCGGCGCGCGAGATCGGCCACGATCACGGTGATCAGCCACAGCAGGCCGAGCGTGAGCGCGACGGCGAGCAGCAGCGACACGACCAGCCCACCCGCCATGATCAGCGCGACCAGCCGATCGGTGAGGTCCGGTGCTCGTCGGCGCGACATGGTCTGGCTGTAGATCACGCCATTCCGCGAGCGACGCTGTTCGTGCAGATCCAGGCTCACAGCGGCAGATCCTCGTCGTCGTCGTCGTCGTCGGCCGCGGCCGTCACGCCGACGAGCTCGCGCTCCTCGGCATTGGCGTTCGACTCGGCCCACGCGCGCTCTTGCTCCTCGCGCTGCCGCTTGAGCTCCTGGTGGCGCGCCTCGCGATCGGCGTCTTCAGCTTCCTTACACGCTGGGTGCAGGTAGCCGCGCTCGGCGTCGTCCAGGCGCTCGCCGCATCGATTGCAGGTGCGGTACTCGGTGATCAGCGCGCGGCGCACCGCGAGACTGGGCGAGCGTTTCAGGTCGGACTCGACGGCCGCGCGCCCGAGGTCGAGCAGCATGCGCAGCGCCATCTCGACGTTCGTGCCATCGTCGAGCGCGGCGGTGAGCGTCACCTCGGATTTGTCCGAGCCGTAATCGCCGTTGGACCGCCGCATTTCCAGACCGACGGACAATGTGGTCACGCGCATCAGGGCTGGGACCTCCCGGAAGAGACGGGCTGGTGCAGGTCGAGCCAGTGGACGAACTCGATCAGACTGGCCACGGCGGGGCTGAGCGCCGACGTGCTCTCGACCGCCCAGCGCGCGCCGCGGATAAAGCCGGCGTCGAACGACCGCTGGTCAGGCGATTCGGGGTCCGCTTTGGCACACCACGCGTAGTACTGGTGCTCGGCTGCCTGCGGGGCGTTCTCGCGCCAGTCGTAGGGCACGCTCGCGCCAGGGCTCGAATGGGACACGAGCTACGCCGCGACGGTTTCGCGCTGCTCGGTGGTCTGGTGCTCGAGGGCGTCGAGCGCGTCACGCAGCAGGATGGCCGCCTGGTCGCCCATGGTGCGGCGATCCTTGAGGCTTACCTTGCGCAGCCGCTCGAAGCTCTGGGGGTCAAGCTTGACGTACAGGCTCGTGCTGCTCATAGGCAGGCACTATGCACCCCCCTGGCAGGCTTCGTAAACGCCTGTGTTCGGACAGACAGCCGATCTGTCCGACGTCTGTCACCTGACCTGACAAGTGGGCAGGTCGGTTCTACTCGCGCGAACCGTCCTGACCGTTTGGCTGGCGCATTTCGAGGGACCAGTGACGCAAGAATCCGTCCCAGCCGTCAATGCCGGCACGGTTGAGCCAGCGTCCAATGGTGCGCTCAGTCCGACCGAAATGGCGGGCGGCATCGGTCTCGCGTGGCGGCAATTGCTCGGCGGGCAGTTGGGCCGCCCAGTCGCACAGCTCCACCAGAAACGCCGACGTCGTTGACCAGGACCTGCTCGAGCTAGGGTGCCCCTGACCCTCGTCTGAAAGACCCATACCGGCCCCCATCCCCTTCCGTGTAGAACACACGTTCGAATACTACAGCCTTGTCGACCCTGCATTCGAGGTGTGTCGCGTCCGGTGTACAGGGAGGTCAACCAGAATGCAACAGGCACACGTGTTCTACTCAGGGCCAATAGGCAGCTACTCTGTCAGACACACCCCTGACATGATGCTGACAACCACTGGCACGGCCACCTGACAGACCACGGATCCGCGGCGCGAGCGTAGCTATACTGCGCGTCCAAGAGGAGGACGCGGCCAGCGCGGCTGCGGCAATGGCTCGCCAGCGACGCACTGTTCCGTACCACACCCGAGAGCAACTCGCCGAAGCCATGCGCGCGGCCGTGCTGGCCGATCCGAATGCCAGCAAGCACGATGGCATGGCGAAGGCGCTCAACATCGCGCCACGCACGCTCTACCGCCTGCGCGAGAAGTTCCAGGTGCCATGGCCTCCATTCGACGATTGGGCCGAGCTGCTGCGGCTCGCCGGGGCGCTCGACCAGGCTGAGCCCGAAGCGCGCCCGCTTTCGTCCTGGCTGGTGACCTATACCGTGCGCGAGCGCTGGATCACGGCCGCGACCGTCGAGGAGGCGATCGCCAAACTGCGCGCCGAGATCCCGACGCGCGCCATCATCGTCAGCGTGCAGCAGGCCTGAAACGCCGGCATTGGTCGGTCAGGTGTCTGGTCGGGCGACAGACACGCGACAGGCGCGCGCTCTGTCCTGACATCGGCGTCGACGGCAGTGACGGCAGTGTGCAGACTGACAGACATGACAGCCACGTCGCCGCGGCCCGCAGATGAGCTCGAGGTCCTGGTCGATCGATATGTCGGTCGCTTCGTTGATCATCTCGCCGAGCTGCTGGCCGATCGCATCGACGCCCGTCTCGAGGCGTTGCACCAGGCGCGGGGCGATGATCGTGCTGGCTACGATGTGACCGAAGTGGCCACCCGTCTCGGGGTCAGCGAACGCACCGTCTGGGACCTGATCAACACCGAGCAACTGCGCAGCGTGAAGGTCGGCCGCCGCCGAGTGATTCCCGCTTCGGCCCTGGCCAGACTGCTGGCTGACGGGACTGATTTGGGGAGCAATTTGGGGAGCAATTCGCGCACTTCGGCGCACGCTCGACGGTCAGCATGAAGCGAATTTGAGTTCAAAATGGGTACTCGCCGCACGCCAGCGCACGCCTTGGGTCGTCCTCTGGATGTGGTTGTCTAGGTTCGAATCCTAGTCCGGCAGCCAATCTCAAAACTAGAACAAAGGCCCTAAAAAACCACCCTCTCACGGGTGGTTTTTTGATGTCCGGGAGCAATTGGGGAGCAATTGGGGAGCGATTGTCACTGGGCCGATTCCAGTCGGGCGCCCTTGCGCCGCGAGTGCGGCCGGCCGGCGAACTTCGACCGCACGGGCAGTTTCAAGATGCCCGTGCCTGCCGCCGCGGGATAGTGCGCCACCATCAAGTCGACGTACTCGTCGAGGTGCTCGTCGGTGACGTGCTGGTAGCGGTCGAGCATGCTGCGGTCGCTCCAACCGCAGACCTCCATGACGATGCGGTCCGGCACGCCGGCGCTGAGCATCTTGGTCGCGGCCGTGTGCCGCCAGTCGTGGACGCGGTGGTGGTCGACGCCCGCGAGCTTCTCGAGCCTGGCCAGCTCGTGGTTGACGTTGGCCGGATGGATTGGCGTGCCGATCTCGCTGGGGAAGACCAGGTCGTGGTCGGTCCACAAGTCGGCCGCATGGTCGCGCAGTTCCGCGACGCGGGCACGCTGGTGCTCAAGTGCCTCGGCGACGATCGGCAGTAACGAGAAGCTACGGCGACCGGCGCGGGTCTTGGGCCGCGGCTTGAACGTCCAGGGTTGGCCGGACCGCCAGACGAGCGTTTGACGAATCTGGATCCGACCGCGTGGCAGGTCGACGTCTTGCCAGCGCAGACCGAGAAACTCGCCCTTGCGCAGGCCGGTCCAGACGCCAAAGGTGAGCAGGTGTTCCATGCCGCGGCCGACCGCGGCCGCGAGCAGGCGATCGCTTTCGTCGTCGGACAGGCCGTCGATGTTGATCGGGTCCTCGTCGGCCTTGATGCTGATGCGCTCAGCGGCGTTGGTACCGATCCAGCCCCAGTCGACGGCGGCGCGCAGGATCATCTGCAGGATCGTGATGTGCTTGCGGACGGTGCCATGGCGCAACGTCTTGCGCTGAGCGTTGGCGTAGCGCTGGACGTCGAGTCGGCTCAGGTCCTCGAGGCTGGTTCGTCCGAGCGCTTTCTTGAATGCGTTGGCCACGCGCACGTACTCGCCGCGCGTGCTGGCCTCCTTTTGCGAAGCGATCGTCTCGACCCAGGCATCGATGGCGTCGGCGAGCGTCCGTTGGTGGTTCTGGTCACGTGGTCGGAGCCCGTTGCGCTCCTCGTACTCGAGGTCGCGTGCAGCGAGCAGGGCGAGCTCCTCGCTGCCCTTGCCGCGAGTCTTGCCACGAGTACCGTCGGGGCGCGTCCACTGGCCATACCAGAGCCCCTTGGCTGTGTCGTAGAAGGCCGAACCCTCGCCATTGCCGCGGCGCCCGTGAGGTTGGCGCTCACGCGGGCGAATGCCGTCGCCGCGGCTAGCCACGGATTGCTACGCTGGTCATTGCAGGTCAGTCCTTTCCAAAGTCGTTGACTTGCCAACGCCCCGGCTGTGTACGCAGCGCGGGGCGGCCTGTTCGTTTCGATCCTACGCGGCGTCGTCCTGGTCGCCAATCAGCTCGGAGGGATGAACCTTGAGCACACGGGCGAGCCTGCGCAGAGTGCCTGGTTGGGCATTCCCACCGTTTTCGAGACGGCTGATGGTGTGCTGAGCGACGTTGGCGGCTCGGCCAAGGTCGGCCTGGGACATCGCATTGCGTTCGCGAACGATGCGCAGGCGAGTCAGCCTCGGCATGAACGTATTTATACCATTTACATGCCACGCTGTGTATAATGCCATCGTGGCTCGCCCGAGAGGCGGACCCGCCCGCAGCTACGAACTACGGGCGAGTCCTAGGAGCCAACACCTGAGAAGAGGTGGATGACCCCCGTGCACAGCGTAACAATGGAAGCCACTCGCGGCTTCATGGATCTCGCCCAGCGCAGCACCACGCTGTATGACCTGTCAGCCGAGTACCTGCGCGTGCTCGACCTGCTCGAGGACCCGGACGCCGACCAGGACCTGCTCGAGTCGGAGCTCGACCAGATCGCCGGCCAGATCACCCACAAGGCCGAGGCGATCGCCGGCCTGGTCGCTCACCTGGACGGCCTGGCCTCGATCCGCAAGGCCGAAGCGCAGCGCCTGCGGGACCGCGCGACCTCGGACGAGCACAAGGCCCAGCGCCTGCGCCGCTACCTGCTCGAGCACATGCAGGCGCTCGGCAGCCAGCGCATCGAGACCGCCCGCTTCACCCTGTCGGTCCGCACCAATCCGCCCGCGGTGAGCGTCCTGGTCGAGCAGCTGGTGCCGGCCGAGTACGTGCGCACGGTTACCACGACCAGCGTCGATAAGCGCGCCATCCTGGACGCGTTCAAGCGCGACGGCGTGATTCCCGAGGGCGTCGGGATCAGCCGCTCCACCAGGCTGGAGATCCGCTGATGGCCAGCTTCGTGCGGCTGAGCCGCCTCGACTACCAGGACCACACCAGCCCGGTGTGGCTGAACCCCGAGACGATCGCGCGCCTCGAGCTCGGCGGGGCGGGCCACACGCGTATCGTGTTTTCTGACCTGCAGACGGCGATGACCGTCAGCGAGTCGCCCGACCAGGTGCTCGCCTTCCTGACCGCCCAGCCCGTGCCCGGCGGCGACTGCGAGCTGTGCGGCCGACCGTCGTTCCACGGCGCGCTGCACCGCGCGTGCGTTGAGCATGAGCAGGTCCTAGCCGACGCGCCCAAGGAGCGCTGGTGATGATCGCGCCAGCCAATGGCCGCGTGCCGCTCGAGCAACTGCCCAATGGCGAGTTCGCCTGGCTGCGCGCGGAGGCATTCTAATGACCACCACTATCGAATGGGCGCCGACCAGCATCGCCGCCATTCTGGCCATGCACGACAAATCCGTCGGACTGGCCTATGAGGTCGGCCGCGCGTTCGTGCTCGAGGGCCTGCCGACTGAGCCCAACCCCTTCACAAGCAACCCCAGCCTGGCAGCGGCCTATGAGCGCGGCGTGCGGGCCATGCCGGAGGAGGCATGACCGCCACCAACGGCATCGCCACCACCACCGTTGAGGGCCTCGTCGAAGCCACCAACGCCAACGGCATCAAAGTCCGCGGGGATTGGTTGAACCGCTCAGCCTTCGGCACCACGCTCGAGCTGCCGACGAAAGGCGCCTACGTGCGCGCCCAGGTCGACGGCCGCGGCTATATCAAGAGCCTCGAGACCATCTCGGCGCCCGCCGCTGGCGCCCGCACCGAGCGCGACGAGACCATCAGCAGGTTGGCCGTCCTGAAGGCGGCGGCGAACTTCCTGGGTCAGCTCAGCCAGACACGCGAGGACGTGAGGTCGGAGCACGTGATCGTGTTGGCAGATCGCTGGCTCGACTGGGTCGCGAAGGCAGACTGAAACCACAACATGGAGTGGTCGAAGGGGTTTCAGGCCCCAACCGGCTGTGTTAAAAATGAGCGACCCGCTCTGCAAAAGCGAGTCGCTCAAACAGTTCCCTCGGAAGCCGAAACGGGGCTTCGGGAAACCCTGGTCTGACTGTAACCCTACGGGGTTAGCCAAGGCATGAACAAGCCCCGCGGAGGTTGCTCCGGCGGGGCTTATCCATTCCTGCGAGGTTGACACCCGGACGCAGAGAACACTTCCGATTTATCGGAAGGCGACCGGACGTGTCAAGCCATGGCGTGGTCGATCGCTCCTCGCAGGACCCAACCCTCTTGGAAAGGTCCTGTTCATGTCCCAACGAACGTACAAACCGGGCGAGCCGGCACCCGTCTCTTCGCAGGTGGGGATCGTCGGTCCGCGCGGCGGTCCCACGGGCCAGGAGCGCACGGTCATTCAAGGCAAGCCGTTGCCGCCGACGCCCAAGCCCGGCCAGGGCTACGTCGTGGTCGACCCCACACGTAACGGCGCCGGCAAGCCCAAGAAGTAACTAGCCAGGCCCGGCCCGCGGTCGGAGGACGCGGGCCGTTCTCACTTCGCGCCTTAAGAAATAGGCGGTCACTCTGGCCCTCGACCACGCCGCCCGCCCAGGTACACCGCCAGCGCGCCGATGATCGCCGCGAACGACGTCGATAGCACCTGCGTTGCGTTCTCTGACAGGCCCGACCCGGCGCTGAAGATGGCGTCGTACAGCACGGCAAACGTGAACGTGCACATGGCCAGCACGATGCCCGCTGCCAGCACCACCGCCACCAGGTCGCGCCCGCGCTGAGTCGGATCGTCCTTATGCGGCGGTTCGGGTGGCTGCTCCTCGGTCATCGCGATTGGAGCAGGCCCTGGATGTTCTGGCCCTGGTTGATGGTGACCAGCAGTAGGCCGCCGATGACGATCCAGATCAGCACGATCTGAATCCTGACCTCGCGCGGGACCTCGCTCTTGCCGCGCGAGGCGAGCAGGACCACCGCCTGGGCGAGCACGCCGCCGATGAAGCCGGCGAACAACGGCGACGACTCGGCCACGAGCCAGGTCATGAGTCCGAGCAGCGCGTTACTCAGCTGCGCGTCTCCTTGCCGAAGATGAACCCGACCGTGGTGCCGATGATCACGAGCGCCGCCTTCGTCGACTCGTCACTGACGGGCGCGAGCACGATCCACGTCATCGCCAGGATCAGCACCAGGGCCAGCATCGCCGCTACCAGGATCCTGACCAGGCGGATGTGTGTCTCGGTCATCGCCGCCTAGGCGAGGTCAGAGGAGCCGTGCGATCGCGAGTGCGCCGATCAATCCAAAGACCACCGTCGCGCTCGACGGCAGGACGCCAACCACGCCCAGGATGCACAACAGAACAACGATTACGGCAATCAGCCAGCCAATGGTGATGACGGGTGGTGAGAACTGCACAGATGTGCCCCCTTATCTGACCAGCGAGACGACGTTGAACGGGCCCAAGCGCTCGTAGTCCGAGCGCGCCAGCACGTCGTTGACACCCATCCAGCCTGGCCCCGAGTTGGCGATCCACAGGTCGGCGCCGACGCGGCCGCGCACGCCCACCCAGTGGTTCCAGACGCTGCCCGACATCAGGCTGACCGTCTCGGCGGCCAGGGCGTAGGTCTCGTTAAAGCTGAGCCACGCCTGCTCGGCCTCGACGCCGTACGTCGCGAACACGTCGATCAGCGCCTGGCCTGGACCATCGACGTTCGTCAGGCCCCAGGTCGGATTGATCTGCTCGGGCCGGCCGATCTTGTCCACCGCGCACCACTCGTCGCAGCGCGGGTCGAGCCCGGTCGCGCGCAGCACCCAACTGGTCGCGCACGCCGAGCACGTCCAGGACGTGGACTGCCGCGGCATGAGTGTGTTCGGATCGAAACGGTCCCACCACTCGGGGCCGCCGGCCGGGCCAGCCTCGCTGGTGAGCAGGTAGTTGACCGACTCGAGCGGCGCGAGCGTGGGGTTGAGCGCGAGAATCTGCGCCTCGACCGAACCTTCCCCAGTCCAATGGCCCTCGAGCATCGCCTTGAGCGAGGCGGTCATGATCGACTGCTGCTGCGACAGGACGTCCAGGTCCTCGGCGACGGTCACAGCTCGCTCTGCACCACGGGCGCATCAACATCGAGCGTTCCCTGAAGTTGGGGGTCGAGGGCGTACAAAAACGCTTCGACACTTGTCGGGCCGCCTGTCCAACGGCCGGCCAATGCGGCCACGAGCGCCTGGGTGAACAGGCTCTGCTGTTGCTGCAACGTGGTGATCTGGGCCTGCTCGTCGTCCGTCACTCGGGCACCCCCACGATATGGTCGCCGTCCGCGCTCAGGTAGGACGGCACATAGCGCATCAGGTTGTCGTACTCGCTCACGTCGAGGCTGGCGACCGCGTACGGGTCGGTCACGCCCCCGCTCGGCAGCATGCCCACGATCGCGCGGCTGGTCGGGTCATAGATCACCTCGAGTAGTGGCGAGGCCTCGGCGGCGGTGGGCGCGGCGAGCAGCTTCGTCTCCGCGTCATCCTGTTGCCAGCGGCCCATGCCGTCGGTGCGATTGCATTGCAGACGCACGTGCGCGGCCGGCGTAGCGTCCCTGCGGCGAGCTGGGACCGAACCACACGGACAGCCGTCGCGGGTGACCTTGTCCACGAACATCTGCTGGACGTGTTCAGGCGCCGCCCCGCCGCCGACCGGATGGGTCGACACGGCCCCGCAGCCATCCGGGCAGGCGAGCACGATGCCGTGATGGTTGTCGGTGCCGTCGATGTTCTTGGCCCACTGGACCTCGGCGGCGGGGATGGTGCCGCTGTGGCCAAGCTCGTCGAACACGACTTCGATATCGCCGTTTGGCAAGAAGGTAACCGGGCGTACGCTCATCGCATCGCTCCTCCTAGTTCGCCTCGACGACGATGTTGCTGCCAGCACCCGAGTTCACCACGTGGAACGGCCCCGCCGCAGAGACGGAAGTCGCACCCCGGCACGCCTTGGCCCCGATAATGTCAATTGACCCGCCGGTGGAATTGACGTTCGCCCACGTCCCGACCCAGGTCACCGTCGGCGTGATCGGCTTGATCGCCTTGTACGGGAACCCGACGCGCGCCACCCCAGCACCCCCCGCAACGCCGCTGATGATCAGATTGCCGCCCGCATCGCCGTCCAGGCGTTCGTAGTAGCGCAGACACCGCGCCAGGTCATCGGCCGGATGGAGCGGGGCGTAATCGGCCGCCACCGAGCCGACCACCAGCATGGCATTGTCGAGATACGCCGTGCAGGAGGCCTTGAGGGACACCGCGACCCCGATGATCGTCGCCCCGGCGACGACCGTGAAGGTCGTCGTGAGCGTCCGATACGTCCCGTCGCCAGGATGCGATGTGGTGGCCGTGTAGGTCCAGGCAGTCCCGTCGTAGTACGCGAGATTGACCGCGTTGGGCGTCGCCGTGCGCACGCGGACCGAAAAGGTCATCGTGCGCCCACGCATCTGGCGGGCCAGGTCGTCCGGGTAGGTCTGATTGATGATGGTCTGACCGGCCCCGCTGCCGAGCACAAACGTGGCGGCCATGCAGTACACGCTGCCGTCCGTGTTGGCCGAGTCGGCGGCGACGGACAACGTGTCCGTGCCGGCCAACAGCAAGGCCCATCGATCTGCCGATGGCAGCCCATTCGTGGTGAATGGGCCGTTGCCGCGCTGCCAGATCTCGAACCCGCCATTCGTCAGCAAATTCAGCCGCGCCGTATCGGTGCCGAGTTTGACGTTGGTGACCGAGCGATCGGCGAGCATCGCCGTCGTGATCGTGCCCGTGTCGCCAGTGGTCACGATGGGCGCAGCTGGACCACCCGCACGAGACGCCTTGACGCCCGTGCCGTCCACCTGGAGGAGCACCGTCGTGCCGTCGGCGGCGTACATGATGCAGTCCTTGCTGCCCACCCCCGCGTTCTTGATCGTCTGGGCGTAGGCCGCCGCGTCGTTGATCCCGGTCAGGCTGATCGGGATATTGCGCAGCCCGCTCAGGTTTTCGGTGAGCTGCGCGACGTGCTCGGCGAGCGCGTCGTCACCGTTCTGCGGCGTGACAAAACTCGCCATTCAGTGGACTCCTCTCAGGCCCATACCTTGTTGGCCTCGCCATACTCCGTCAGATCACCCCAGCGCCAGCGTGTGCCGCCGCTGGTGGCCAGCACCGCGGCCTGAAAATCGACCGTCAGCACGCGCCGACTCTGGGCGTCGCCGAGCGTCGCCTCAACCTCCGTGAACACCTCGCCGGCCGCGACGAACACCGACAGCGGCGTGCCCTCCTCGTCGAGCATGGGCACCGGGCCGATGCGCTGCAAGCGCGCCAAACGCCGCCGCGTCGTCTTGATCGAACGGCCCTCGACGGCGCCGTCACTCGCGCGCACGGCCGCGCCCACCACGAGCTGGTAGGCGCGCACCTCGAGCAGGTCGGGCCGCGGGATCACCCGCGTCGAGCGTTTTCGCACAATCGGCGGCGTGGCGGTCGTACCGCTCAGCGCGTGGCGCAGGATGTAGCGGCTGGCCAGGATCGTTTGCGGTGGGTGCAGCATCGACCGCGGGTTGCTCGTGAAGGTACCGATCGGCGTGAACGTGGCCGCGCCATCGGTCGCCACGCTCAGCGCGTCCTGGGTGCTGCCGCTGGTGTTCTCCGTCTCGGCCACGATCTCGCGCACGAACTTGGGCATCGAGTCGTCGCCGTGGTCCTCCTCCGGCTCGTCGTACTGCGCGCTCGTGGTGAAGCGGTACAGCCGTGCCTGGCGCAGGTCGCGGTACGCCGAATCGAGCGGCAGGTGGGCCCAGCGCAGCTCGCGCGTGCCGCCGCCCGTGGTGACGGCCAGCCACAACCGCGGATTCATGCTCACCAGGCCGCTGGTGTGCAGCGCCGTCACCTTCAGGCCCGGCAGATAGATCGGCGAGACGAACCACACCAGTGGGCCGAAGCGGTCGTTCGCGGTCGCCTCACGCGCCTTGCACAGCCAGGTGTTGGTGCCGTCGTAGATCGCCGCCCACAGCCACGGGCCGTGCTTGGCCAGCGCGGTCACGTAGCCGCTCATCGGGCACTGTCTGGGCAACTGGGCCGACCAGCCGCACTCCTGGACCAGGCCGTACGCGTCGCCGGCGGCGCCCACGGCGCGCACGCGGTAGAGCGTGTAGCCGCCGTTGAGGTACACCCAGCCGTCCATGGCCAGCGTGGCGCGGCCGTTGCTGTCCATGACCAGTTTTTCGATATCCGGCGTCAGGTTGGGCGCCGTGCCGTCCGAGCCGAAGTCGAACAGGCCGCCGGTGGTGCCCACGTAGGCGTGGTAGCGCGTGGCGACCATCGAGCGGATCGGGTAACTGCCGATGGTGATCGCGCTCTGCCAGTCCGTGTCCAGGCGTGCGTTGGCCGCCACGTAGGTCAGGCCCGTCGGGGTGGCCCCTTCGCCGACCAACCGCAACGAGTTGCCGGTACCGGTGTTCCACCAGACCGTGGTCAGCTTGCCGCGCTGCACGGCGCCGGCCGTCATCGCGTTCGTCCACGCCCCGCCGCTCGGTTTTTCCCAGATGTTGCCGCTGGTGCGGCCGCCCACGATCAGGCTGGACTTCCAGGGAACGATGCTCACGGCGGCGAAAGCTGCCCCCAGGTCCTGGTCCTGGACGGCCGGGTCGCTGCCGTTCGGGATGCGATAGGCGTACCGCCCGCCGACCACGTACAGGTGGCCGTCCTGCTCGGCGAACTGCTCGAGGTCGGCGCCCGGCACGCTCGGCAGCGTCATCGCGGTGACCTGGGCGCCGGGCATGATCACGCCCTCGCTGGTGTCGGCATTCAGCCCCCAGCCGCGGCCGTCGCCCCAGTCGGCGGTATTGAGCGGGTCGAGCTGCACCTGGGCCTGCTGGCCACGGACCTGGGGCACAAAGGTGGCCGTGTACTGGCGCGTGCCGTCCAGGCGACGTGCGCGGTAGCTCAGGCCGTCGATGCGCAGCTCAAACGGAAAACTGACCGGTGGCACGCGCTAGCCGTCGCCCATGACCGTGCCCCAGTAGCCCTCTTTCGGCCCCCACCCGGACGACCACCCGCCCCCGGTCGCCGGCTGGCGGTGGTCCAGGTGGTTCAACTTGAGCACGTTGGCCTTGAGTCGCTGGCGCTGTGCGAGCGCGTCGTAGCGGTTGCCGTCCGGTCCACTGGCCAGTGCGGCATAGGCGTGCGCCAGGGCGACCGTCACGACCACCTCCGGATGGTGCAGGTGCTCGTCGGTGTCGTTGACCAGGCCGACCGAGGACGCGCCCCACACGCCGCCAACCTTGATGAACGTGTCCGACGGACGGAACACCTCGAGCAGCGCGGCGTCGCCGGTCGCGAGTGTCGGGTAGACCTGCAGGCTGAGCGTCCCGCCGGCGCGCACGGCGTCGTAGCCGCCGCGGGCGTACGGGTTGAGCGTGGCGTCGACGGCCGGCGCGTACAGCTCGCGCACCGCGTCAGGATCGAGCCAGTCCTCGTACGTGCTCAGGCTGTAGCTCGGCTGAGCGTCGACCCCCGTGATGTCCAGACGGTGCGGCGCCCACAGTTCACTCAACGCTCGGTTGAGGCACGCGCGCGCGCCTATCCAGCCGTCGTCGTCGTCAGGCGGCAACAGTCGGCTGATCTCGACCTGCACGCCCGCCGCGACCGGTGCCGAAAACCCCGGCACCACGGCCAGCTCGCCGCTCGTTAGATTGAGCGCGGATTCGGCCGTCACCCGACCCAGTTCACCCGCGCACGCGCCGTCGGCCGGCATGACCCAGGCGTGCAGGTAGCGGCTGTCGTTGAGCGCCGTCCGGAGCTGGCGCGAGACGATGCTCGTACCCGCCGCGTTGCCGACGCTGGTCGTGCTCACCACGGTCAGGCTGTGCAGACTGCGCAGCAGCAGACGTCGCGTATGGCGCAGCGAGCGGCGCGCGCCATCGTCAACTACGATCGGACCCCCTGCCTTTCCGCGTTGCTCCCGACCGACCGGTGCAATGGCCTCTCGCGACCCGGCCGGTCAGGAACATCCTCAGCCGATGCGCTCGAGGGTGTCGCCGTGGACGAGCGGCTTCGGCCACTGCTGGCTATTGGCGAAGATGCGATCCTCGTTGATCACCCAGCGGTCGATGACCTCGACCTTCTCGAGCGAGTCCAGGTCGATCAGCACGTAGTGGCCATTGAGCTCGTCGCCCAGGCCGACCAGGCCCCACTCGGTGATCGGCCGACCGACCAGCGCCGCGACCTTCTGCGTCCCGGCCGCTTTGGCCGCACGGACCATCAGCCGCTCGGCGCGCGTACTGTCGCGCTTGGCGTCCGAGGCGGGCTGGTTGACCTGCTCCTTGATGTTGCCGCCGACGACGTCGCGCTCGTCGATCGAACCGCCCGGCTGGGTGGTCGGCTCGAGCCGAGCGGCGGCGTTATCGGCGGTCGCCTGGGCCACCGCCGCGCCGTCTTCCCACGGGTCGGTTTTGTTCTTCTCGGCTGTGGCCTTGTCGGCCGCGACGGCCTGCTGGCGCGCCTCGGCGTAGGCGATCTGCTCGGGGTCCGGGCCGAGCACGGTCGGCACCGCGGCCGCGGCACTGGCCGGCGCGCTGGCCGGTGGCGCGTCGCTCGTGCTCGCGCTGGGTTTGGTCGTCGTGGTGGTGGTGGTGGATTCAGCCATAACCGGCGTTCCTTCCTGGGCTTAGCGCAGCTCGGGCGTGTCCTCGCCGAGCGCGCGCTGAAAGACGCCCGGCACGTTCACGATCGGCAGCCGCTTGGTATGCGTGTAGGCGTCCCAGACCGACCTGGGGACGGTGTTCGTCTCGCCGACCTGGATGTCGTAGCGCGTGCCGTCGAGAGTGACCGGCACTATCGGAAAGCGTGAGGCCTCGCCGGGCGGCGTGTGGTTCTGCGACCACGCCACGTCCTCGTCCGAGGGCATCACGAACACCGAGACGAGCGCCTCGCGCTCGCGCACCAGGCGCTTGCCTTCAGTCCGCCCGTACTGAGCAATGAGCTGCGCGGCATCGTCCTCGGGTGGCGTGGTCTCGAGCGGGACGACGGCCGCGCGGGGGCTGCGTTCGGTCATGGGCGCGTCTCGGGCGGCGTCGGACCGGGCTCAGGTCGCGGCTCAGGTGCCGGCTTCGGCTGAGGCTCCTGGTCGTCGCCGTCGTCGGGCTGCTCGGGCTCGGGCGGGTGGGGGTCTTCGCGTACCACGGTGATCCTCCTGTTTATGGCGTCGCGCCGTGCTCGATGCGGACCATGCGCGCCTCGTCAATGCGCTTGGCCACGA